GAAATCGGACATTAGTAGTTCTCCTAAATTGGAATTGATTATGGTTTCGCAGTCGCGTTGACGCGGAACAGCTACCGCAGCGTTGACGCTTATCGGATAACTACAATTCTAAACCAGCGCTTGCACACCGTTTAGGAAGAAGAAAACCCCCACCAGGGAAAGGGTGGAATACCTGGCAGGGGCGAACCCGTTCTAGCGCTTCTCAGCAACCTTCATGACACGGGTTTCTTTGGTTGGCTCCTCATCGAGCGCAACAATAGCGCGAGCCCACTCATCAGCCAGCTCCTTGATAGGGCCAGAAGAAGGATTGCCCGCAACCTTCAGAATGGTTTGCTCGATCTGTTCTTTAGTAGCCATCATTCCCCCATCAGTAGTTCTAGCTTCTTCTTCTTCAAAGCGAGCATCTCAAGGCCGTAGTCATCCTGCTCAGCTTCCTCAGCCGGTGCCAGCTCGTCAATAACAGTCTGCAACAGGTTGCGGTCATCGGGCGTAATGTCCTCACCGTTCTCCACCTTCAGGAGCGCGTCAGCCAAAGCGTCGGCGTCAACACCGGCACGCTTAGCAATCTTGTCCAAACCGCGCATCGTGGCAGTCCCATTCGTTTCAGGGTAAGCGGGGAACGCCACGCCGACAGAAACCTCGTGCAAGCGCACAGACTTCAAAACCCGCTCCGTACCCTCAGCGTTCCATTCATCCCCACCACGGGCAGGCATCGAGAAACCGAAAGAAAATCCTGTGACATCGCCCCTGCTAATGGATTCACGAGCGTCGCGCCCTGCAGTGTTGTTTGGCAGCAGAGCAGATACTTTCAGGCCACGCTCATCCTCAGTCAGAGTCATCGTGCCAGCTCTGGTCGAACCCAACACGATGTCCGAGTTGTGATTCCACAACAGCTTGATGTCGTTGCGGGCTTTCAGTGACGAACGGAAAGCACCAGGCTTGATGGTTTCGGTGAATCCGCCCAAGTTCTCGCTCCGAGAGTTGAAAAGTGCCGCATAACCCTCGAGGCGCATTCCGTCGCCTTCTTCACGAACCTCAAAGTCGTCAACTGCAACAATGCGCGTTTCTAGCTTGCTCAAAGCCTCGCCCCTCGCTCTACCTTCGTTTTCTTCTTCAATTCTACCAACTACCCCTTCAGCGTATGCCAGAGCGCGTTCAGCGGAACGCTTGGAACCGCCACCGCCCCACAAAGCCATTGCCACAGCACCCGGCCCAGGATAAGCGTCGTTCCCTGGAGTGTTTTGTGGTGCATCCATGTCAACAAGGTGACGGGCAATCCAAGCACGAATCCGAACCCACTTGTCAGCCGTCACGTTCCCCTCAGACATGGCGCGAGCTTCACGGATCGTGCGGTCAACCACACCATCCCCGCTAAGGCCTTCACGGTGCCACTCAAGGCCTCTGCGGGCACTCGCACGCATATAAGCCGGAGGGTTCAAATCAACCTGGCGAACTTCCTCAACATCCTCAGACCGCTCCGGTGCAGGCTTGAACTCGTCACCCTCATACGTTCCACCAGGCTCCATGTCCTCAGCAAGGCTCACCGCAACCATCTGCTCCACCGCAGCATCCTGCGACTCAGCACAAGCCAAAAGCTCCCCATCCTCTTTCACCACTGACCAACCAGGGCAGTCAGGGTGACGATCACTAATGAAATAAGGCATAGGTTATGTTTTCCTAATGTCTAAGACACCGATTTCGAGGCCATCAGGGTCACTGATTGCATAAAGGCGGTCACCAGGCCCAAGTGTCAAAGTAATTGATTCGCCAGGGTCAAGGTGTGGGGCATTACCAGTGCCGACAGCTGATGAGCCGAAATAAACGTACTCATTCGAGCTTTTCGTCATATTGTGCAGGTGAACCTCGTGGGGTTCGTTATCCCATCCAACAATCTCTGTTGGTGTGGTGTCGGATAGGGTGACCAGTCTATGAATTAGAGCCATTATTCGACCTCGTAGACAGCGCTCGGGTTCTCAGGGTCAATCTGTGACACCGGCTGAAGTTGCGTCGAAGCAAGCCCAGTGTGAGCAATCGGATCCAGGCCAACAGCGACAAGAGCCTCAGCCGGGTCATAACCGGACAGCACAAGCACCTGCGCCATTTTCACGCGCTTCTCGTCAGCGATAAGGTCAGCAGCCTCAATGTTCATGTTTGCTAGTGGCACGCGCACCTGCGAAGCAGCCGGGTCTTCAATGTCAGACAAGTCCTCAAGGCGACGAACATCATTAATCGTCAAGAAGCCAGCCTGAAGCCCAGTGCTATAAGCCGAAAGCCTGCTCTGGAGGTCAGCCCTTGCGAGGCCGTCAAGGTTGAACTTGATGAACGCCGTTTCCCCACCAGGGTAACGAGCCATCAGCGGGGAGAAAGCACCCTCAAGCTTCTGCACAATCGGGCGAAGGGTGTGAGTGATGAACTGCAAGTTATTCTGCTCAACGCTCGCGTAAGTTGTTGTGCCGGGGATGTTCAGCATGTTCGCCGGGATATTGAAAGCTCGCGCCACATCCTCTACAGCAAGCCTGCGGGCCTCAATGCTCTGAGCGCCTTCAGGATCCACCTGCGTAGTCTTGAAGGTTGCCCCACCGGACAGGATTCCGGTGCGGTGACCGCGCCTCCAACCCTTGTGCTTCACATCGAACGAGTTGCGGAGGTTTTCAGCCTGCTCCGCCGTCAAGTTGCCGGGGAACTCGATAACACCGCCCAAGTTTGTTCCCTGACCGAAGAAGGTTGCAGCGAACCGCTCCAGGGCGAGTGCAAGACCGAAGTTCTCCTTCAAAGCCTCAACACGGGACACACCACGAACATGCCCAGGGCGAAGCACGTCGGGCAAGAAAATCATTTCCTCTTTAGTCAGAGGCTTCGACTCACCCTCAACCTCGAAGATGAGTTCCTGGCGGGCGTTACGCTTCACCGTCACAGTCTTAGGGTTCAACACAATCAAGTTCGCAATCGTGCCATCACGGGCCGGGATGATACGAACAAACAGGTTGCCGTCGAGGAGCAAAGACACAATCGCCGAGTTGTAGAACGCTGTCCGAGGGAGAGCGATGTCGGGCTGGCGTACCCAATCCGGTGCGGGCCGGAAAGCGCGACGTTGCCCATCAAGTCGAATGTACGAATCCAGCGGGAGCGTGCTGATCGTGTCAGCGATAAGGCTCACAGCGGAATAGACCGCGTTCACCTGGAACACAGTCTTACTGTCAACGTAAGTGTCAGACAGGTTGCCGAAAACTAGGTCATCGCCAGCCTCGAAAACAGTCTGATAAGAAATGGCACGCTGTTCAAACAGCTGATTCAGAAACACGGATTATTTCCCCAATGCGAAGCCGACAACCAACAAGAAAACCCCACCAACAATCAAACCGGCAGGAACACTGAACAACAAAGCACCCACCGTTATAGCGGTCATGCCTGCAACCTGCACACTTGTAGCCATTTCGCCCCTAACCGAAAAACTCAGGAATGACCTGTTCTTCTATCTTACCGGAGGCGCGGTCATGAGCCAGAATCGCAGCGACAGCCGCGTCGATTTTCCTCGGTGAGTTCGGGTTCTCTTTCTTGATATGCGGGCCAGCCGGAGTCAACTTGACAGCTGTGTTACCGATATGCCGGGCAAGCAAAGGGTCACCATCATGCACAATCTTCTTCTCCGCAACCGCATCATAGAAACGAGCACAAGCCTTGATCATGCGCTGCGGGGATTGCGGGAAAGAAACCACCGGGAGGCCCTTGTTCTCCAGCACCTCCATAGACCGTTGCCACCGGAACGGGTCACACGCAATCTCACGAACGGTGTGCTTCTGGCAGAAGTCCATGACAGTCTGCTCCACCTCACCAATGTCAATACGCCAGTCGTCAGGGTCGTGCTCCAAATCCTTCTCCCACGCCTTCACAAGAAACACCTTCACCGAATCACCCTCCACCTTCGGGATAACAGCACCCACAATTACCGAAGCGTCACCGTTATAGGAACCGTCGAAGCCGAGAACAATCTCATCGTCGGAGGTTAGGGTTACCTCACCAGCGCACTCATCCCACGAACCCGCCGGGAGCCACGTTTCTACACTCGACACCCACTGATTGCAGCGCTTGATTCGAAACTCGGCCTCGGGTGTTCGCCGGATAGCAGACTCGAAATCGGATTCAGCGTTCAGGTCACCGAACCCAGGGTTTGCTTCATCCCAGGTTTCTCTCAACCGGTGGTCACCCTCGGACTCCCACCAAGCCATGAAAAATGTCGGGTCTTCCATCTCGCCTCGTGCGATTTTCTGTCCCATCTGATACAAGTTGAAAGCTATTCCATCGCGCCCGCTGCGATCACTTCTTACGCCAGCAGTTGTAATGGCTATCATCGTCGAAAGTTTCCCACGCGCACCCATAGCCAGGGAGAATACGTCGAACAGTTCACGATCCGGTTGGGCGTGCAACTCGTCAAAGATGACAGTCGTCGGGGACAGACCTTCTTTGGTCACCGACTCGGCAGAGAGTACGCGATAGACCGAATTGAACTTCGGCAGCTCAATCGCGTCACGATACAACTTTGTTATGGCAGAGAGTTCGGCACTTGCCTCCACGGTGCGCTTGGCATCTTGGAAGACGATCCTGGCCTGTTCCTTCTCCGCCGCGACGCTGTAGCACTCGGCTCCTTTAGGCCCAAGAATCAGCGAATACAAACCCAGTGCTGCACCGAGCGCAGACTTTCCGTTCTTCCTCGGCATTCCCACAAGCGAGATACGGTTGCGCAGGCCTTCGTCATCCCATGCGAACAAATGTTCGAGAAGAAGCTTCTGCCAATCACGAAGCACCAAAGGCGAACCCGCACGACCCGCAACACTATCTTTCGTGATACGCCCAAAAGCCTCAACGAAATCAGCAACAGGCTCCTCAACCCTGCCACGCGCCAACTGTTCTTCAGGAATAGGAGTCAGCCACTTCGGAGGCCAACTATCCACGAGCATCCTCACGATTAGCGCGACGCTCCATAAGCTCCTCAAGCTTCGACTTTGCTTTCACCTCAGCAACACCAAGACGACTGCGATCCGTAGGCGTGAAACCCAACAACCCCAAACCAGACTGCAGCAGTTTCTCCGTTTCAAGCAATGACATATTCAGTTTGCGGTCAGCCGGGTCAGCCATCCACTCCTGCTTCAACACCTCACGCCGATCCAACAGCTCACACACAACTTGCAACCAGGCAACATCAGTGCGCGGGGAAATCCACAACTCACCGTCATTGAACACGGAGTCCCACAGCTTTTGACCGGCCTCACCAAGCGGGGCCAACGGTTCAACCTTCCCAGAAAACAACGTGATCGTGCTTTCCTCCCCAGGCATGGCACGCTTACCAGGATTGCCGAGCAGACGCTTTTGTTCAATAGGTTTTGGTGGGTTTGGCATCCTCCCATGTTAGCAACCTAAAACCCCTGAAATGCGGGTGTAGAAAAAAGGC